TGCGTCAATGGCAATGAGCTCAGCCAAATGGTCTTTTGCTACAGTGGTGAATGCACCTTCGGTCATTTGGAACAGCCAATCTGCAGCTTTATCAAGTCTGTTGTAGCCCTTGAAAATCTGCACATAGGTGCTGTCATTGTCCGGAAGATCATACTGCACTGTGACGCGCATAGCCATCTTCTTGTGAAGCTGACCATTTTGTTCGACATCACCTTGTTCCACGGTGAAATGACCACCGATGAAATCCATGATGCAAACGTACTTGAAGGTATCCAGTAGGATACGGTTGGTGAATGACATTATGAGACTCCAATCTCTTCGTCTTCGTCTTTGCCGAAAATTGCTTGCCAGCATTCAGGGTGGGTGCCAGAGATGATCAACTCCCGGTCATCGATGGAAAGATTGGGCCAGATGTCCTGGACAAAGTCTCCACGCATACGACGATTGTAATCACTTCTGGAAATGCGGATTTGGTTGTCTTTCTTGCAGTGAAAGCAAGAGTTACGAACAAAAACGCTTGGTGCACCTTGCATGCTGAAATCGTACTCAAGTTCGAGTGTCATGTTTTCTCCTTATGCTCCGTTGTAGTAGGTTGACGGTAAATCCTGTGAAGGTTGCAATTCCGAATGAACTATCTCACCTAGAACTTTGTGACATTTGCCACAGTAAGTACCATGTGAGATTTCATCCATGAAGTACATTTCATGCTTTTTACAGTCGTGAGTGCTGCGTTCAGACTTGTTAGCCAGAACCCAACGAATGAACAGCCAGCAAATGATAGCTGTGCTGAACAATGCGAATATTTCTTTCATGTTTTCTCCTTGTGGTTGTATTTCTAAAAAAAGAATAAGAAGGGCCACCTACGGCGCAACCAAGTGCCAGTAAGTGACCCTTCTTTTCCAGGAGGTGAAGCACGAACTTTCAGCTCATCAGGCTACCTCCAAGAGCCTTCTTTGATGATGCTGGTGATGACTTGAGGCGTGTCAATGTAGAAGTCACCAACTGGTGAGATCCAACTGACAAGACCGATGTTTTCTTTAGCAACCTGGATTGCCCGAAACGCCACATCAAGCGATTCGATTGCCCGTTGTACTGGCATTATTTCTCCTTTGTTTGTGGGTGAACCCTTCTTTTCCGGTTAAAGTTTAGAAGCTAAAAATAAAAATAATAATATCTAACTTGGAACTAAAGGTCTAAGTGAAAAGAAAGTATCTCCGCAGACTCGACCACAGGACGAGTCGCGAAGCGACGAGTCAAACACGAGGACACCCCGAAGGGGTGGCCGAGTGTTTGATAAAAAGGGGAAACCCCCCCAACAATCTCAAATGAGACTGTTGAGGGGGAACACTGACACTCAGGTCAGAAGGGCTCGTCAAACGACGAATCACCTTCGACTTGAGCTTCCCGGGCCTTCTTGGCCAGCAAGTTGTTTGCGAACTTGCGGGCTTCGTCCGACACGGTGATGGCTCCCTGCTCAGGAAGCGTCTCTGCGTCAGGAGCGTCGAAGTGGGCATTGCCACCCCAGAAGACCTGTTGCTTGGGGAACTTGAGGTCCACCACGAAGCCAGCCTTGTCGGTATAGGTCGTGGTGACCTTGCCGAAAGACACGGTGTCGAAGGTGACCCGCATTCCTGGGACGATGACGGAAGCCACCGCGTTCTGGAACCAAGCCCAGTAGCGGATTTCGTCCGTCTCATCGAGGCTCCTGAGGCCCACAGCCGTGGACTTGGGGCCAGAGCCGTTGACCCCTACCACCGCAAAGGTGGCCTTGTTGAGAGTTGCCATAATGGCGAACTCCTTTCTGCCAGATAACTGGCGTTGGTTGCGGAATGGCGGATTACCATCCCTTCTTTTCCAGCCCAAGCCCGTGATGGGACTTGAACCGAGAAACCCTTCTTTGAACAAACCGAGTATAATCCCGGCCACAAAGGTGTCCACAGAAAATAGGTTTAGAAGCCTAAGGTTCAGTGGAACTTTCACCTTTCGGGTTTAGAAGAAAGTTCTATAATTAAAAATAAATCCCTAAAGACTAAAGTCTCTAGGGGTTGCTCTTGAAGTCTATGTTCTAGTTATAAAAAAGACCCCCCAGGGGCAAAAGCCCCCAGGGGAATCTTTATTATCGCTACTTGGAGCAGTTATCTGCCTCAAGCAAACGAGTGTAGGCCCTAATGAACCAGTCAATTGGCAACTGATTCACTTTGGGGTCAACTGCGAAGAGCCACTTATCCCAGTTTGCACGTGGGTTAGCCTTCTTGGCAACAAAGCTCTGACGGTAGAGCCTGAGAACCTTGCGATCAGTAACTTCCTGACCGTAAAGTTCATCAGACTTCCTGAGCATGTTTACCAACTTGCTAGCCCAACGATTGCTGGGAGAAGTTGCATTCATCAGTTGGATGATTACATTGAACTCACCTGGAGTTGCCTTGAGCTCCTCTTTGGTAAGTTCCATGTTGACGATTACCTCGGGTGCTGCAGCTTGGGTGTTAGCCCATTCCAACAACACCGCGAAGGCCTTACGAACGATGGTTTCACGAGTCAGCATGAGCTCCATCATCATGGACTCCTCCTTTGGAGCCACATGTGTGAAAGTCTTGCTGTAGAAACCATACTTTCGAGCTGTGTTGGGATTGATCCTGGTTGCAGACCAGTAATAATCAATCTTTCCAGAACAGCTTGTCAGCCATCGCTTGATCTGGCGGTAGTACCAGTCATTTGCCTCTGCAATGAGAGACATATCCTGGATATCCGCAAGGCCCTGCTGCACGGCATCGATCACCTGCTCGTTTGAAACAAGCTGATGAGAGATGTACGTGCCGGTGATGCCATAAGTAAGCATCTTGGGCAATACGGTTGCGCCAGTACCACCAGGCAGTTCCTCCATGGACAGCCGTACACGTTCCTCATCCAATGGTGAGAACACACTTCCAATGGTGAGGCTTGCCACACCGGGAAGTTCCGTGTACTGGTAACTGATCATGTTGTTCGCCATCAGATAAGACAGCTGAGGAACAACCGTGTTGAGCTGCTGCTCATTGACTGTTGGTACCTGACCATAGCAGTGGTATGCATTCTTGATCTCCTTTTCAGAGACTGGGATTGCACTCCACTCACCAAAGTCATTTGGGTTGCGCACCAAGAATGCCTTCAAGGTGCTCTTCCCATTACCGTCAATGAACCTGCGGATCATCACGTTGATGGTATCGTCGAGGTCATAGCCACCGTGGTTACTGTAGTTCTCAATAAAGAACTCAGTTGGAACCACGAAGCAATGCGTCTTGTGGTGATAGAACCCTTTGCCATTGTCCTTAGGGAGCCTAAACCCGAAAATCTCAAGAGCATCATATGTCATGATGTGAGCACGGTAGGCGTAAGGCACTGGCATCCAGGTTCCATTGTCTGTTGCTTTGTAGACATCACCAACTGGGACAACCTTGTTGTTCTTGTCAATGAGCCCAAACATACGGCCAAAGCCGTTTGCCTTAAGGTACATCAACAATTGACTTACGTGGATGGTAAGCCCTGCTTCTGCCAAACGAACTGCCAATTGATCAAGAGTCTTGATCATAGATGGCCTATTCATTACGACATCATCCAGGTGCTCTGTCATACCTGTGTGGTCAATGACAGCTTGCATCCAGTTAGTCTCACTTCGGTTGTCCTTCATGATGTTGTCGACCGCTTTGTTGACTGCCTCTTGCATGGTAACAAGCAGCAGAGCTGGATCAACCAAACCAACTACATTGCTGTAGATGGCCATGGTCAGGTCATCCGATTTGAGTGGAAGACGGCCATAAGTCGGCTCAATGGTTCCCCAATAGAAACCATTTGTCTTGATCTCAGTCTTTACGTTTGGCGTAAAGGTCCTGATATCAAAACCGTGCATCTGCTCATCCGGAACGATGATCGCATTGCCCTTGATAAGTCCATTTGGTGTAATGAACCTAATTTGAACAACTGTCATCTTGCCCTGATCAATTTGGTTGACCTTGTCCTGCATCCAATCAGCAGTTGCATTCGGGTTGTTGCAGAACATCTGCATTGCCAGAGTGCGGCTGATTGCGCTGATACCGTCGACGGCTTTCTCGTCAACACCAAGATCATCTGGGTTCATGGTCTGGATATTGAGGTCATCCGAGTACATAAATGCACTAGTCTGACGTACAAATTCCTGAGCACGCTTGATGAACTTCTTGCTGTTGCCGATGATGAAACCAACGCCAGTCAAAGCATCAAGCCATCCGTAGTTCCCGTCAATTGACAGGTTGTACTGATGACTTGCGTTTGACCAACGAATAGTGACATCCTCGTCGTCGCCAAGAGTCCAGGTAGAAAGTGGACCTTCCATACCTGCCTTGCCGTCCATCACTCGACGAACCTCCAAGCGGTACTTGCCTGGAAAGAACTTATCCAGGAAAGCAAACGTGTAGGTGCCGTTGATGAACTGCTCGTCAACGATGTCCGTCTCCTTTAACGGCTTGCTGGTTGCAAGTCGCACGAGATCGGACATTTGATTCGGTCTGATCATACCATGAAACATGGTAATAACCTCCTTTGGCTAGCCCATCTTGGGATCTATTTTCTAGCCATAAAAAGAAAACCCCCAGGGACCGAAGTCCCCAGGGGTTACTTTTTTACTGGTTGAAATGGGTAGGCCTTTACCCTATTCAACTAGTAGACGACGACCGTGTAGGTCTTGGTCACCACCATCTGGTAGGACTCGGTGTCCTTGTTCCAGGTGTTGACTCGGCTGACCTTGACGGTGTCGTTCAGCTTGGAGTTGGGGTTGTTCTTGATGAACTTCTCCGCGTCCTCCTTGTTGGTGAAGGTCTCGACCTTGTAGCTCTTTGCCACAGGGGTCGCAGCCTTCTTGACCACCTTGGCAGCTGGAGCCTTGGTCGTGGTGACCTTGACTGCTGGTGCCGTGATGGTCTCCTCTGCAACGAAGTTGTTGTTCTGCTTGAAGCAGAGCTTGACCTCGTTGACGGTGGAGTGGCTCTTCTTGCAAGAGCCGCAGCTGATTTTTGCCATGGGATCCTCCTAGAAACCATGTCAGTGATGATACTTATGCGGGATCATCATTGCCGCTTGCAGTCAAAGGCCTGACTGACTAACCCTGTGAGCTACTAGCTACTCCACCTCTGGGTTAACGGTGGGTTCCTGCATCGCCTTACGTCAGATGCAACAAGACGGACTAGAAATCTATCCTCTAGTCATAAAAAAAGACCCCCCAGGGGCATAGGCCCCCAGGGGAATCTTTTATCGCAATCAGCTACTTCTGGCTGATCCAGGTTGCAGCAGCAAGGTTGAGAGCCTGACCAAGGATCTTGACGACCTTGACGGGCTCGATACCAGCTGCGATGCCGTTGTTGAGCACGAGCTCGTAGATTGCACAGTACTCGAGGTCCTGCTGCTCGGTGAACTCCAAGTCCAATGGGGTCAAGCCCAAGGACAGGAACTCCTCCAACTTGCTCATGACGGCGTCACGAGCCTGCTGCTCAGCGTTTGCTGACATGGTTTTCTCCTTTTATTTTTGGTTGATAGTGACCCTGTGTTTTACAACCTCGGGGTCAACGGTTGGTTCATGGACAGTTAAGGTCGATCCAATCAGACCTATTGCTAATCAGTCAAACAAGTTCAACTGATTCTTCTGAAACTGGCGCTTCTTCTTTGCCTGCTTCAGGTTTTGCTCCCGTGAAGCGTTGCACTCCTTGCAGAGTGTAAAGCCACCACGGAAGTTGTGGAAAACACCTTCTCCCTTGAGTACCCACTTGGAGCACCAAGCACAGAAAGTGTTGTGGTAGTTGTACGCCATTTCTGGCCTCCTTACTTACCTTGAGGGAAGTAGATCTTCTGACCATGCTGAACCGTTGCCGATCCACCATTAGTCTTGATGACCTGATCTACCCTGTCTTGCTTGTCGTAACCGCCTGTGCAGTTGGCCTCATCGACCAATGTCCAGTAGGTGTCACCAGAGTGTGCTACAATGCTGGATGCATCGCAGCTGACTGCTGGTGGATTTACGAGTTGGTTAACACGAATAGCAAATACTGCTACTGTGATAATCAACAAGATGGCAATAATTGCCTTCTTCATTGTTTTCCTCCTGACTAGCCTCATCTTGAGGTCTGTTTTCTAGCCATAAAAAAAATAATTTAATTATGACTTAGGGTTCTTGTTTAGGGTTCCTGACTACCGCTTAAGCTTTGGGATTTGGTTGTTGAACTGATTTAACTTCTGCATAGCTGGTAATTGAATCACTGCCTTCTCCTTTGTTTGGGTAAAGCTAAAGGTTGTTTCTCTAGCCATAAAAAAGAAATCCTTGGGATGCTAACCCCAAGGACTTCTTAGTTTGGTAATTGTTCTGTTGCCAGGCGTTACCACTGCCCCGACTCTTAGTCAGTTAGCTACCATCCCATCAGAACGAGACGATTCCGCGTTCAGCATCTCTCCTTGCAGAGTAGCCGATCTCGGAACTGCCACTGTCTGGTGAGTGAGTAAAGCAATATCGCTCATCGTCAAATTGCACTACAAACTCACAGGATGGCCATCCACACTTATGTGGGAATATGCCATTCTTAGTGTCTTCCATTTCTATTTCACCTCCCTTCACTTATTCTAAAGGCCTATGTTCTAGGCATAAAAAGAAAACCCAGGGATGCTAACCCCTGGGTTCTCTTAATTGTGTGATTTTTCTGTTGCCAGGCGTCACCACTGCCCCGAGGATCATTAATCCCCATCTTCCTACTGGCTTACATCCAGTAAGGGGTTCGCTTGGATACCGAAACTACCATCCAACCTCGGTCAGTATGACCTTGGTATCCGGTAGCTACGGAAACATAACCATGGAACGTGCCCAGGTTATCTTCCAAGCTCCACTCACCACTATCCTGACGGATCATGGTAAATGGACCCTCTGTCTGAGTGTTGGATACCTCGAAGTAAACAGTATCGCCATTTTCTGGACCAAACATTCCGTCTCTTGCGACAGAGAATGTAGTCCTCCATTGGAGATTGTGCTTACCGAGTACCCAAACTCGGACAGGGAGAAGAGCCTCCGACATGCGGAAACTCCTTCCTCTTATTATTTGTAGGCATAATAAGACTGCCTACCTAGAGGTCCTTCCTCTAGGCATAAAAAAGAAAGCCCCAGAGATTTTACTCCCTGGGGCTTTCCTTCCTTACAGGTGGCTACCCTGTTTGGTTTTTGGTTGCTTAGTGCTTGTGGGAAATTACTAACCCACGAGTACCGTAACCGGGTTCTTCACCACTGTAGCACCAGTTTCCATCTTGGATCTGTTCCAAGGTGACGAAACCATTACAGTAGTCACAGAACCGGCTGCTAGCTGGCTCTACTACCCTTTCAAGAGAAGGATCTCCAAGCTCCATGCAATCAAACCAGCAGGTGATTAACCTGCAGTTGACTTCCCATGGATTGGAACTCCTTTGGCCAAAGTGAGGAACAGAGAAACGAAATATTTCGCCCTCCTCGTCATAGTCAACCAGTTCAGCCCACTCTTTGTCTGGATCGATTCCACGACCCATACCAGAGTACCAAACTGTTGACGAGACAAGAGCACGCTTCACTTCGTCTTCAATCCCATTGATGAGATTGAAGAAAAGAGTGTTAGCGAGCCGCTCTCTTTGACTCTGAACAAAGCCATTACCGATTGGACCTGGAAGAACAAGAGTGTTGAAATAAATCTCAACAATCTTGCTATTCAGTTCATCGAAGAACCGCTTTGCTTCTTGCTCTACTTGCCTTGGTTTTTCCATTTTTCCTCCTTAAGGAAAGATGGGTAGCCACCTGGTAAGCGAGGACTAGAGGCCCTTCCTCTAGTCATAAAAAAAGATCCCCTGAGAGCCGAAGCCCCCAGGGGAAATCTTTCTTTTGCATTAGTTATTTAACGTAAGTATTACTTAACGTAAACAACTGATGACTTAACTGCCATTGCTTCAATGGTCACGAAGATCTGACGATCATCCGAAAGCTTACCGTTGTTAAGCCAGTATTCAGCCAACTCCAGTGCCCTCTCGTACTTCTTGGTGACAAGTTCACGATAAGGAAGTCCCTCTTCGTTCTTAACACCAATGGCAACACCACTTTCTGGATTACCCGCCCAAAGGCTAACAACCCAGTAGTATGTTTCCTGATCTGCCATTTCCTGAGGAGAGTTAACTCTCTCCATTGCAGTGATTGTTTTCATGGCTAGGCCCCTCCTAGAGCCTTGGCTACAGGTCCATCCTCTAGCCATAAAAAAAAGATCCCCCAGGCCAGCAGAGGGTTACTGGCCCAGGGGAATCTTCATTGTGTTATTTAGTTAGCAGTTAGTACCACACATCTTCTGTATGTCAGCTGAAGAAGCCTTTACAGCATCTTCCCATAGGTTTACCGTATGGATAGTCCAACGGTATCCCCACATCTGTGCCCTGTAGTCCCATGAGCGCTCACCTAAAAGGCGAACAATCTTTCCTTTATACATCTTATCCATGTACTCTGGAATGTTATGGGCATGTGTGAATTCATGACTATCAGATGAATCACAGCCATTAAGCTGTAATACAACTGCTTGTCCTTTATGGCGTACATACCTACCGATTACATCGGCGTATGGAGCGTGTACGTCACACATATGACCTAACTGCTCACATGTGGTTAGTTTGATTGGTTGTGTATATGTTGCGATAGCAACACCTCCTTATTACACTTTTTATTATAGAGAGATAGTGTCTCTCTGATTACATTATTTAACCTGGGTAATCAATAACCAGGGATCATGGACATTTATAGTCGATCCAATCAGACTATATGGGGTATACCCCCGTGGGCTACTTAAAAGTAGTTGACGGTGATAAGTATCCCTTAGTACCACCCTATAAATTTTCCCTATTTTTCTATACCTTTAAAATTTATATAAGTTTAGATAAGATGACTTGGCCCCAAAAATTTTTTCCCCAAAAAAATCCCTATTAGGAGTTGCGTATGACTACATCACCTGCTAGGGTGATTCCCGCAAGACAATAACCCTACAAATCAAGGAGAAACCACAATGTCAAACATCCACAAGTTATACTCTGTTTCTGAAGAGACACTGATGAATCTAGAAACCGCAGAAGAAATCAAAGACTTCATGGAAGCCTACGAACTAGGTGGCTTTGATCTAGATGACAGATACTCTGAAGACGAGTACGACTATTATGACACTGACAACTACGGTTACGACGACTGATACACTTTATTATTATTTTAAAAACTATTGACAATCACGCTCTACATAAGAAAGTAGTTACACACATGAATACAACAATGCCTAATAACTTTGTGTTAGGTTCAGATAAACTCTTTGGAACAAAAGCTCCATGGAAACTAGATGATAGCCTTCTAGGTCAACTACGTACTGATCACCATATAGCTACCTTTACACAACTAGATGATAACTTTGTTAAGGAAGGAGAAAGAATCCACCGCGGGATTCGTTCTATTCTAAAGAATAATACCTTTGATCATAAAGTATTTATAGGATATGAGCATGAGTGTATGTTTGCGCCATCTTTATACTTACAGTATGGTATAGAGTTTGACACTGTGTTTTTAGTAAACAATCCTCATCCACAACAAGTATTTGAGCCACTCATGGCTTTTAGTATGGTGTACAACATTTACACTAAACCAAAGTTGTCAAACAGAGTTATTTCGTGGGCGGAGTGTAATCAATACATTAGAACAATCCAGCCGGCGCATATGTCAACAAGAGTCTCTTTAGAGATCTCAGGACTATTGATGTATGACAGATACCATGTAGACTACTTTAGCAATAACAAGTCAATACTAACAGAGATCTAAAACTCAAAATCATCCTTAGTAAAAGTGATGATGTTTGGAGAATTAGAATCAAGTGAGCGGACCACCTCTTCAATATCCTGAGAGGTGAGTTCGCTTATATCTTGTATCATAGACCATTGATCTGTATTGAATACAGCCATAGTGTAGTTATAATCATTTTCTGTGTGAATACAGATAATCATATTATCAGTACTCATAGGATCAGTCTCATCAAACTCAAAGACGTTTGGCATTCCAGACTTATTTACTTTATCAATAAACTTGTTAATAAGCTTGAAAAAGAAGTCCACAGCGGTTGAGTTCTCCTACATAGATTTTAAAAAAAAATAATTGCGTCCGAAAATTTTGCGGGCGGCTTTTTCAATAGTAACTCTAAATGATCACTTACCTTTGTTTCTTTTTTTCTTTACAGAACGAAACAATAACTTTTTCAACAATCTAGAAAATTTTCTTAAGCCAAGAATGATATTAACCAAGACATACTCTAAAGCCCTAGAACGACGGTTAACCCTCTTCGGTGAGCTATATACTGGAGGATTCTTCTTTAGAAGATCTCTATAATCAAAAGAGCTACCAAAAAAGTTTTTTATACTCTCTTCGTCTAAAATATCGAAGATATCTTCAGACTTTTGTTGTACGGGTTTTTTATAATCGCCATTCTTAAATCGTTTTACAGAATTATAAAACGCAGAATCACCGTTATAAAAATCCAAGCCTTCCTTAGATTGAAATAACTTTCTACTATTTGACATATCAGAAATCTTGTTCGTTTTGTCTTCTATCTTCTAAATACTCTAGAAGTTCCTCAATCGTATCAAGTAAAGATATGAGTCTGCGCTCTAACTTAACAGTATCAAAAGATGGCTTATCTTTTTTCTTTTGAAGTTTTTCTCTCAAAGAAGGGGGTGGATTAAATTGTAAAAATTCTTCAAATGCATCCCAATCAAAACTAGGTTTATTAACCTTTGGCTCTGATTGATATTTTGAATTAGAAAAATCTTTAAACATAAAATAGATATTATCTTCGTTGTCTTTATTATTCATAAACTTCTTCTACCCACTTTTCTCCACACTCACGACATTCAATGCCAAAACGCAGGCATTGGTCTGTTTTCTTTGTTAAATCATTTATAATCACGTTCATTGGCACTGGGCATTCTGAACATGGAACCAAATTAATTTTATTATTAAACATCTACATTCTCTTTATAAACGTATATCAGAATTATTATACCACACTAGTTTCTGCGGAAGACTGTGCAACTTTCTTGACGTGATGAGTAACGCCAAGTTTTTCTAAGTTTGACTTGAGTGCTGCGAGCATCTTCATAGAATCTATTCTTCCTTCTGTTTCAATCATATCACCAGATAGTTCTGCTAAAACTTCCATAGGTTCACTACTTGTGTAGACTGAACTAGGAGCATCATAGTCTGTTACTGCGGATCCAGGTTTTGCTCTAGCTATGTATATTGAGTTGCCAGGTTTTGTATATCTTGGATTTTGAAGGTTTGACCAAGTAACACCCTGCAAAACGTCAGCGTCATCAAACCCTGCAACATCGCTTGTCTTCCAACCATAAGCTACAGAACGATCAGGCAAAGCTGCAGAACCAAGTCTAGGTTCAATAGTCTTAAGATTGGGTATTGGAGAACCATGAACAACAATTGGTCCTCCGGCGTAGTCTGACAATGTTTTTTCTATAGAAGGTAGAACAGCTCTAATTTCTCCAGATGTTTTAGCTGGTGGAGTTGGCACTGCAGCCCCTAGTGCTCTTGCGGCCTCAGCATTTCTCATGCGAGTCAGAGAACCAGGAGCTTCTGTTGCAGCCCTTTTCATATGAGCAATTGTAGAACCAGCATCAACTGCTGCATTCATAAATCTAGCTGCAAATCTGCCTGACATATCTCAATATAGTACAGGTTTATTATGTAGTCTTTAAGCAGAAGCTATTTTTAATTTGATAGCTTCAAAAACTTCTTCGTTTTCTCTTAACTGATTGATTGCATTTTCTCTGCCTTGAGAGAAAAGCTCACCATCATAATAAATCCAAGCACCTTTTTGGGTCAAGATGCCGGCTTCAAGAGCAACATCTAATACACAACCATGCTCGTCAATGCCTTTGCCGTACATGATAGAAAACTCAGTAACTTTCATTGGTGGAGCCATCTTATTTTTAATAACTTTAACCTTAGACACAATTCCTACTGAATTGCCAGACTTGTCTTTGATATCTTCTTTTTTTCTAATATCAATTCTGACTGACGCAGCATACTTGAGGGCCATACCGCCAGGAGTGGTTTCTGGATTACCAAACATAATACCAATCTTATTACGAAGCTGATTAATAAACACAAGTAGTGTTTTATGTTGATTAGCTTGTCCAACTAGCTTTCTCATAGCTTTGGCCATCATACGGGCTTGTAGACCCATCTGAGCTGATTCCATATCACCTTCTAATTCGGCCTTAGGAATTAGAGAAGCAACAGAGTCAATAACAATGACTCCAAGCTCACCGGTAGCAACTAGCTTATCTACAATTTCAAGTGCTTGTTCGCCGTAGTCTGGTTGCGTGAAGACAAGATCATTAACACGGACGCCAACAGCATCCATATAAACTGGATCAAGAGCGTGCTCAGCGTCAACGTATGCACACGTAATACCCATCTTTTGGGCTTGTGCAACGATGGATAGCGCAAGTGTTGATTTGCCTGAAGATTCTGGTCCATAAATTTCTACCACTCTTCCTCTTGGAAGACCACCAATTCCAAGAATTCTATCTAATGATAAAGCCCCAGTTGGTACTGATGGCCATGGTTCAAAATCTTCTGAACCCAGTTTCATTACAGAGCCTGCACCAAACTGTCTTTCAATTTGAGCAATGGCTAGTTCTAATTGTTTTGAGTCACTCATTGAACTATTGTATCATTCTTCTGAGCATTGTTCAATTCACGTTCAGTTGTTTTAATTTTTTCAATAATTTGTTTTTTTACATATTCGTACTCTTTACGCATTTGTGGATCTGAGCCAAGTATTGCAGTTGATACCTTGTTGAGAAGTGCATAAAGTTTTTTGAGATCTTCAGTCATAGTTCCCTCTTGTGCTTAGTGGTATAATAGTTGCGCAAAGTATACACCATAGAAAGCAGATACATGAATAGAAAGATAGATTTAAACCCAGATTATCTTCGTGCAATACACTTGCTGAAGACAAAAATTAGAAGTCCGCATGAACTCATTCAAATGTGGGCTGCATTTGGACCTTGTCTTGAAAAGCATCCTGAAATTGAAAAAATTAGAAAGTAACTTGACACGATTTGACAGTGTGTGTATACTGGATATTTAGAAGCCTTAAAAAGTATACTCGATAATATAATAATAAGTGTATACATACACTGTCTAAATTCTACACCATTTTATTTTTAATTGGTACTATACGATTAAGTAGAATTGAGGACATATGAAAATTTATCAAATATATGTTCCAGAGTTGGCAGCATACGCAAAGTTCAAGGTGTTTGAACCTGATCAAATTGAAGACTTCATAAACTCTTACAAAAAAGAACATAAAGAAGCTGACATAGTATCTTTTAAAAAGAAAGTGCTTGACACATTTGTTTTTAATCTAAAATCAGATATTATAGATTCTCTAAGGATGATGTCAAGGAAGTCAGCCGAATCCTGCACAGATGCGTTATTTAACGGATGCATAATGCTAAATCCTGGACTAGATATAGACTTATGGTTAAGTATTGCCTATACGGCAGAGGTAGATCCTTTTGATGATATTACCGGAGAAGACTTAGCGTCAGAGTTTATGAAATCAATCAAAAAAATGTCTGATCGTCCAAAAATTGACATGGATGATTTCCCCTTTGATGCAAAACATAAACCTAAACCAAAGATTAAACCAATTACTAAGCAAAAATACTTAGGTTTAGAAAATCACCTGAAGTCAAATATTATTCGGACAAGATCCAGCAATAGAGGCAGTTGTATCAGCCCTTAAAAGATCTCAAGCTGGCTTATCTGATAATGATAGACCGCTTGGAGTTTTTCTTTTTGCAGGGTCGTCAGGTGTAGGTAAAACACATTTAGCAAATGTTTTGCACAAGTATCTATTTGGTAATGAGTATCCAATGGTTAGAATTGACTGTGGAGAATATCAACACAAGCACGAAAATCAAAAACTTATTGGTTCACCACCAGGCTATGTAGGACACGATGAAGGTGGCCAACTAGTTAATATTATTAAACAGCATCCAAGTACAGTAGTTCTTTTGGATGAAGTAGAAAAAGCTCATCCAGATCTTTGGCATACATTTCTAAGAGTTTTTGATAACGGTGTTCTTACAGATGCAAAAGGTGAATTAGTAGACTTTAAGAATGCAATTATAATAATGACCACAAATCTAGGAAATGACAAAACTTCTGAACATTTACTTGCTGGTGGAACCGGCTTTAACAGAGACGTTAATTATAAAACTGGAACTAAAAAAATCCCAGAAAGAAGTATTTTGGAAAGAAATACTAACGATGGAATTAAGAAACACTTTAAACCAGAGTTTTTAAATAGAATTGATAAAATTGTTATATTTAACTTTTTGTCGGAAGACAATTGTAAAACAATAGCTCAACTAGAAATGTCCATCGTTGCTGAAAAGATGAGAAAAAAAGGCTTTTCTTTTGAATACAACACAGCCGTTATAGATGGCTTAATAGATAAAGGAATTGACAGTATCCGTGGTGCAAGAGGACTAGCCCAAATTCGTAGAGAGCAAATTGAGTCACCACTAGCTGATTCAATGATTAATACAGCAGTTCCAAGAGGAAGTATATTTCAACTATATTATGAAAATGATTTATTTAAATTTGATATTAAAAAACCAAAGAAAAAATCAGGGACATTAAAAGAAAGTTAGTTTACTATATAAAGATATCACATATAAGGAGCATCTTAAATGCCAATTAGAAAAGCAGCTGCCGCAGGAATAGGCAAGAGAATATCTGGGGGAATTTCTAAAGGCGTATCATCTGGAAGATCATCTGGTGCAAAAGGGATGGCTTTTGCTAAAAGACATAAAGTCGGAGTAAGTGTTGTTGGTGGCGGGCTTGTTGGCGGAACTGCGCTAGGAAGAACTAGAAGATCTGGATTAGATAAAACCCGTGGCCGACCAACAGGAATGTACAACTACTAAGGATACTTATGCCAGCAAGAGCAGGAGCAAAATACGCAAATCAAATGTTTGGAGCCATAAGCAGAGTCTTTGGCTCTGATGTTGGCGTAAATAGAAAAACCATGAAATCAATTGGTGTTGGCTCAATGGTTGCAAGTAATGTGAAAAGAACTAAAATATTAGGACCAACAGCTACAACCAGAACGCCAAATATTTTAACTGGTCGTGGATCTGGTAGAAGATTTGTTAGCAACGATGCATACAACGCTGCCCACGTAGCAAGAGGTAAAGCAATTGTTGGTTATGGTGGCATGGGGGTTGCAGGAGCTAGTATGGGCACTTCAAGGATGAGAGGATCGTATAATCCTCCTCGACCAAATACTATGACCGCAAGAGGCGTTGGAAGAAGCGCATAGCAGCTATAATAAATACTATGAATAATTGGAAAACCTTTATAAACGAAAATGATGATTTCGAGCTGCCTAATTTCTTGTATCGAACAATTATGGACCTCATGAAGCAGTCATTGGATATGGGGACACTATTATCAAATGATCAGCAAAAATTAAGAGCGTACAAAGAACAGACAAAAAAACTTTTTAAAAATAAATGGTTTGAAATTGCAAAAGCACTAGAGGCTTTTTCCATTATTGATCCGTGCATCTGCTCTACACAAGAAAAAGAAGTTTATTGTGAAGTATGCAAAGGTGCAAGATATATAATTAATTCCACACTAACTGCAGATGAAATGAGAGAAATTGGTGTATTTACAAATGCAGGTACAAGCTCTGAAATAATGAATAAACTTCAAAAAAGTTTGAATAAAATTCTTTCGGAATATCCATAAAGAGTCAAGATGTCAGAAATTGAAAAAGTAGATAAAAAATCTTTCATGAAAGAATTTGAATCTGTTAGACCAGATTTATTTTTTCCAGAACACTGGACAAGTGATCAAAAAGAGCAAGCTGTTGAATTAATAAAACCGCAAAAAACTAGAAGTACAATGTTTTCTTCTATACCAATGAACTGTGAAGCAGAAAAGTGCATATTTGCCTCTACGTGCCCTTTATTGAAAGAATCACTTGCCCCAAGAGGCAAGCCATGCCCAATAGAAATGTCAATGGTCTCTCAATTCACGGCAGAATATTTAGAACAACTAGATGTAAACCCAAATAATCTAGTAGAAGTATCTATGGTTAGAGATTTAGTAGATCAAGAAGTTCAATATTTAAGAAAAACAAAACTTTTAGCAAAAGAACACTTTGTTCAAGAAAATATTATAGGTGTTGATTCTGATGGAAATCCAGTAATGAAAAAAGAACTTCATTTAGCTGTAGAATTAGAAGATAAACTTCATAAAAGAAGAAAAGATTTAAGAAATCAATTATTAGCAACTCGTGAAGCAAAAGCAAAAGTTGGCCAAGTTCAATTGGATACAGCTCAAGCTATATCAGACATAATTGGACGAGTTCAAAGTATTGAAAGCCAAAGAGAAAAATTACTTAAACAAAAACTTGGGACATCTGAAGTAGATGATTATATTATAGATTCAGAAATTATAGAAGAAAAATAGTTAGAGGTAACAATGGTATTACCTAGAGATTTTCGCTATAGAGGACCGACAAGTTCATCTGTATTACGGACGTGTTAGCACAAGAGTCTCATATCCTGATGTTGAAAATGATATTCTTGGAAGATTATTTAACATGTTTAAAAACGTTGGCGTTGAAGTATTTGGTGGTAATGAAGATTTGTATAAACAAAGTCTTGTAAGAAATTTAGCAGGTCCTCTCACTAAAAATACTGAAGGTCTTGAAAGTATCTATGGATCAGTTGATGATCAACTTGCTACGTACGCAAGATTTGAAGAAAACTATAGATTAGCTATACAAAGAGAATTGTCAAATACATCTGGTCTTTCTGTTTTGAGAAGAAGGCAACTGCAATCGGCACTAGACCCAAAATCATCTATTGATTTAAATTTAATAAATTCTTTAACAGAAAGAAGAACAGTATTAGACACATTAATGAATGATGTTATTAAGCCACAGGCTATGATAAGAAATTTTGGTCTTCCAGGAATATATCTACCATCGTCAAACCCCAATAGATTAACAGCTAAATTAGCAGTAAGCACAGAAGCTGGGTACGAACCAATACTTGACATACTTCAACAAGCTACTTTTTCTATAGATCCACGAAAAGAAGTTGGAGCATTACGTTCATTTAGAATTTCTACAACTTCTTTACCATCTTTAGCTGAACTTCGAGAAAGAGTTACTAGAGCAAGAGTTGCTGGAAGTGGATACCTAAATGTAGGGTCGCTACCAGCAGGGGCAAAACTATTTTTTGGAGACACAGAAACTACTGGTGTTACAGATATAGATATTGTAAGATCAATATCAATGAAAGAAGGGTCAATTGGAGAAGTTGGAGGAGTAAGACAAATAACATTAAATCCTTCAGTTGAGCTTGGATCAAGATTTAAAACAGCGGAATTATCAGGCTATGTAGCTGCAGACCCACATGATCTAAGAAGGGTAACTGGCCTTGATGAAGCTGTTATAGCAAGAGAAACAAAATTTGGCACCAGTGCTAGAGCTGGAATAGATCCAGCAAATATATTTGATTTAAAAACAGCAGCTGGAAGAGCTCAAGCAAAATCTTATTATGAAAATCTTTTTTCTAGGCTTTCTGCAGACGATTCCTACTTCGTTGCATACAACGGTCAATTTGACGTTGGATTGATGGCAAGATCAGCTAGGTCAGTCAATGCCGATGAAGCAATAATTGGCAGATTTGAGCAAAGAATGAGAAATGGTGGTTTAGTTGACGTTTTAGGTCTTGTAAAAGAAAGATTAAACAATCAATTAGCAAGTAGAATAGCTAGTTCTGGCCTTGGCCCAAACGAAAGAGCAGTCTTAGGTATTCAAACTTTATTGTCAGATCAAGCACTTAGTCAGGCTAGGTTAGCTGGAGAAGCAGTAAAACCATTTGGTTTGGAAAACGTCATTCAATCTACAAATTTTCTAGAAATTCTTGGCAGAGAAGCTGAAGCTGGAAATGAAGAAGCTATGGAATTATTTAGAGTATTATCAACCAGTCAAGCATCTCACATTGACACGACAGACACAATGGTAACTAAAAAAACAATAGAATATCTACAGCAATTAGATTGGTTAGATGATTCATCTGCAGGCAGTTTAAGCGAAAGTACGCTAAATGGTATAAACGCAATTAGAATAAACACCCAATCTTCAAGGGCTATTGTTGCAACAGTAAACTTGGCAGATCCAAGATATTTGCCAGAAGTTGTGTATAGACATTTATTGGAAACTCAAGCAATTAATAACGTTCAATTAGATTTACCGCTAGCATCGGTAGTACCAGGCGCTGAAGGTGGATCAGCTAGATTAAAATTTGATCCAGATACTGGTTCATTTAGATTATTTACTCCAGGAGAAGATCCATTAGTGCAAACATCCATGGATTTACCAGATGGTTTTGGTGATCCAAGAGCATTTATTAGAAGACATTTAGAAAGAATTAGATCATTAGGTATTGAAGATGAATTACCAGTAAATCAACCAACTATACAAACATTAGGTATAACTCCAGTTCAAGCCAGAAATATTACTGAAACAAACGCTATACTAATGGGAGGAAATTTTAATACAGCCGCAGGTTCTCTTACAGAAGAAGTAAATAAAGCAGCACTAATAGATGCGCTTGGATCAACTAGAGAACATATTGGTTATAATACAATGGATGATCCAACTGGTGTACCGCCAGGGATAGCTAGACTAATGAGAAGTCCTCATGATCCAATCTCTCAAGCAGCACGTCAAGCGTATAGAGATACTTTATCAAAAATCGGAATTGCATCCGCATCAATGGATCCAAGAGTTAGATCTACAATGGTTGGAATTTCTGAAATAACAGCTGATCTAACAGCTCAAAATGTTGAGATGATAGAATCAGCAATGCGACCACTTGTTCCAGGAGGAGATGCAGCAGAAGTGTCAGCAAGAGCACTTGCATTCCAAGACCAACTAAAAAATAATGTAAGATATTTAAGTGATCTAGAAACAATTACCGTAAGATCACAAAAAGCAATTGTTGCAACGGATAATATAGCGCTTTTGCCACAAACAATTCTGGAGCAAGCTGAAACTTTAGATGAAGCAGGAAATAGAGTTGCATTCTTTAGTGATCAAGCATTAAATTCAAGATCAAATAGAGTAAGATTTTCTATAGCAAATAGAGCATCAGAAGAAGTAAACCCAACAGTCAACTTAATTTATGGTGGTGGCGTAAAAGAGGGAAGTGCAGCAGCAAGAAGAGCAAGTGTTGAAGCTGAAAGCATATATGATGTAACAAGTAGGTTTTTAGCTTCTGGCAGTCCAGAAGAAATGCAAGCTGCAGGCTTAAACACTGCTGAACAAATAGCCGAACTAAGAACTATCTTTGCTGGAGCAAGAGAGGCAGAAGGAGCAGAGGCTTTTGAAAAGTTTAGACAACTTTATTTTGAAAGAGGCGTTGGTATTGGAACCATAGAAAAAGGAGAAGGTGCTGAAGGAGTGGTCAGCATGTTAAGAAGTTTGATAGGTTCTGTACAAGCAGAGTCTGACGAACTTTTGCTACAAAAAGGCGCAGAACTTGAATTAGCTGGAATCAACAGAGAGTTTGCTACACTATATCCAAGATTAAGTGACGAAGCTCATAGAGAAGCAGCAAGAGTTGGGACTGACGCAGCCAGTGATTTGGTTAGAGGAGCTTCCGCAACTTCAAGATTAGAAAGATTTAAATCTATTTTAAGAGAAGCTTCTCAGGATACGGGGTTATTTCCTGCTATACGTGCAAGATTTGGTAGAGTAAGAGTAGATGACGGCATCGGAGGAACTGGGATACTTGCAGACAGGCTAGCAAGAGATGAGCATATAAGAAATAGAATTGCGGCAATGAAACCAAGTATTTATACGGCTATTGCAGGTGTAGCAGCCCTTAGTGCTGGTTACTATATAGGAAAAAAGAGTCAACAAAATGAATTATATAATGAAGTTATGGAGGCTCAACCAACAGAAAATAATATTGGTCAAATGTCAATAAGGGATTTTAATCAGGTTAATCAACAGATTACAGCCCAAAATTCTGCAAGAAGAGACCCATTGGTTACAGCTGGGGTTGTTGGTAATTTAGATAGAAATAAAGTTTCTCATTATAAAATGGGACCAGGAAAATACAATCACCTATACGGTTCATAAGAGGTAAAAATGATTAGGGTAGGGAAAAAGGCCGCAATTGCGGCAGGAGCTTATTTTGGCTATAAGGCAATACAGGGTTTTGGTGGAGAAGTAGCTCCAGCAATGACATCTGCTGCTATGGATATAGCTTTTGACGATCCAGAAGCAGACAGAGCAGTTTTAGGGACTGACCTAACACCTTCAATGGCAATTATGGCTAGTGGTATACCTGTTGCCTCACAGGTAGCTAGAACAAGAAATTTAGGAAGAACTGGTTATAATACTGGTGCAGTAGGCGCTGCTGCAGGCATTGGAATTGCAACTGGTATAGGCGTAGCTGGCGGAAGAAGATTTATGGGCGGTTTAAGAGGCTCAATAATTGGCGGAGCAATCGGTGCTGCTGTGGGAGTTGCTGGAGTAATTGACAACACTGTTGGAGTGGCAAGAAAAAATTCGCAAATAATGAGTCAATCACCATTCTATAATCAATCGCTATTGACTGCGGATAGGCTAAACGCAACCGGCAACATAGTATTTGGTATGCATAACGGAAGAAGAGGCTAATGGCCGTAGATCCAGTTACTGGAGTTGAAACTCCATTTATTTTTGATATGGCAGAGTCTATACCTGGCATATCAACTACCGCAATGTTTAACGCGGGAAGATACTACAGAACATTATTAAATCGGTGGTAGATTTGATGTTGCTGCTGGAACTACCGGAAGAAAACTTGCCAGAGCTCAAAGAATGGGCTCATTTGTAGGAGATGCTCCAGTTGCTAGATCAGGAAGTATGTTTTTTGGTGGGAATTCTAGGATCGGTCCATTAAGAAGAGCTGCAGAAAGAAAAGCAGCAAGAGCTGGCACAACACCATTTTTGAAACAGTCTGTAGCTTCAAACTTAAGCCCCAGAGCATTTGGAAGATTTAATAGTCTTACATCTTTAACTGGACAAAAATCTCTTGGGTTCTACACTCCATTCCAAGGGATGTCTGGCTTCGCTGACTTAGCAATGAAAAATAGAAAGGTTGCCGCAAAAGCAGCAGAAAAAGGAATAACCGCAAGAGAAGGAGCAGTCTATTCTGGTGGTGTTCTTGGTAGAATGATGACAATAAGTAATCTTTTTGATATTGAGTCAACCATAGCAAAAGCTGGTGGTATAGATGCCGTAAGAGGTGGTGCTGGTGGGACTAAAGCAGCAAGAGCTTTATCACAAAGAACTTCAATTGTTCAAAATATTGGTAGAGTACAAAATCTTGCAAATCCTGGGGCCGTTATAGATGCAGCAAGAATAGCGCCAAGAGGCCCACTTGGTGCTACAACGTCTGCTGAAAGATTAGCAGCCTCCAGAGCGGCAATGGCATCTTCTATAGCAGATGATCCAATGAAAGCCGTTGCTTCAACAATGACAAGAGGAGAACTAAGTAATAGATTAACTGGATATTTTGCAGGTGCAGTTAATCCAGCTTTGATGACAGAAGCTCAAAGTGTATTAGTAAATACAGTCATAAGATCTTCTGCTGGCTTTGGAACAGCTGGCACAACAGCATTCAATACATTTATGACTGATTTTGGAGCTGGGGGAAAATATACTGGATCAGTCGTAAATAAACTACGACGGAACTGCAAAACTAGCCAGCATGACTGGAGAATACCTTAGTGCAGGAGGCTCAAAAATGGTTGCAGCAAAGTTTGCTGGCAGAACTGCTGTTCATGGCTTAAACGCAATAGCAAAACCATTAAATGTTTTGGCAACAGGTCAATTAATATATGATATTTCCAAGGGTGCTGGTAAAATAGTTGCTGGAGGTGTGAATCTTGCCAAAGAAGCAGTTAAATCAATGCAAGGGTCAATGAACAAACCAATGTTTGGAGCAGGTTTTAAAGATAATGAAATAGCCGCAACATCAAGATCAAGGGGCGTTATGGCTATACAAAATTCAAGACTTAATGCAAGAAGCCTACTTGGCTCAGAAGCTGCTATGATGGCAGCACACTTTGGGTAATTATTATGAGTTCAACATTAAAAAATAAAACAACAAGATTTAGAGAAAGTCTTGAAAAACTTTCAAGAGAAGATCTTATTGATATAATAAGACTTCAAGACCCAGAAACTGTAAAACAAATAAATAGAATTGAATGGGTATTTAAAAATAAATTAAATCATTTAGCTTGGGCAAATGGAGAGCCAATTTTAGAAAGGCCTTTAACAAACAGAGAGTTAGCTCTTTTAATTGATGAACCTTTTGAGATTGATCAAGAATTATTAGAAGCTGGAATATCTGCAGAGTATCAAAGGCAGATACACGTAGCAAAAGATCCATGTATCTGGGCAAAACAATTTCTTGACGCAGAAACAAGAGTATATCAAACTTTGATTTTGCGTGACCCAGCATTAAGAAAAGTTTTAAGAGCTGGTCGTCGTTTAGGAAAAACATTTAGTATGGCTATTGCATTGCTGCACTATAGTTATACCCACAAAGATGGTAGATGTCTTGTTATTGCACCTATGAAATCTCATGTTGAATTAATTTATCAAGAAATAGTCAGACTTGCTTCTAAAAATGAAATAGTACTTAATTCAATTACTAGAAAAGTAACTAGTCCGCAATTTATGATTCAATTTTCTAATGGATCAACAATTAGATTCTTTACTTCCGGTATGCGTTCAGGCGGAAAGTCAGACGTAGCTCGTGGTCAGGAAGCACACGTAATTGTTTTAGACGAAATGGACTACATGCATGCTGATGACCTAGACGCATTGTACGCTATGCTACAGAAAACCGCAGAAGATCAACCAGATAAAGTTCTCATTGGTGCTTCTACCCCAACTGGTAGAAGAGAAAGGTTTTGGGAATGGTGTAGATCAGAAAGATTTAAAGAGTTTTGGTTTCCATCTTATTGCAACCCATTTTTTAGCAAAGAACAAGAAGACGAATTTAGAGAACAATATTCTGAAATTGGTTATAGGCATGAAATAGAAGCAGACTGGGGCGAAGACGCAGAAGGTGTATATCCAAGAAAATTTGTTGATAAAGCTTTTGTTGATCCAGGTTGGGATTATAGGGCAGAGGTAACTTCTGCAAGAAATTTCTATACCATTGGTGTTGACTGGGACAAGTACGGAGCAGGAACAAACATCGTTGTACTTGAGGTATGTTCTGATTCATATGAAGAAGAAAGATTTAGAAATAAAGTAAAAATTTGCTACAGAGAAGAAATACAAAAATCAGAGTATACTCTCACAAAAGCAGTTCAAAGAATTGTAGAACTTAATTCTATATTTCAACCAAAACATATATACGTTGACAGAGGATATGGAGAAGTACAGGTAGAACTTCTGCATAAATATGGTGTTGAAAATCCACCTAGTGGGCTAAGAGAGAAAGTAAAAGGCGTAAGTTTTAGTGAAACAATTGATATTAGAGATCCATATACTAAGCAAATAGTTAAAAAAGAAATTAAACCATATATGGTTGATAATCTTAGGCAGTATCTAGAAAAAGAAGTTTTAAACATTTCTGAAAGAGACACAGAGATATATATGCAGCTGATTTCTTATGTTGTTTTAAGAACAACTCAGACAGGAAGACCTGTTTTTGAAGCTGGAGGGTCAGCAGTAGATCACGCTCACGATGCCCTAATGTTAGCGCTTTTAGCAATAACTGAAAATTATAATGATTTACATAAAGCCAAATTTGCAACTAGAACAGAAAGTTTTTCAAATACATTTTTTATGCCACAACTTAAAAAAAGTAATGAAGATGATGATAAAATAGATAGCAAGATTCCATCTAGAGCGGATGCATTGTTGCCAGCAAAATTTGGATATAAAAAATCTTTTAGAGCAAGACCAAACGCATCTATAAAAAGAAAGACATTTTAAACTATGGCACAATATGGAATAGGACAACCAAACCCAGTTGAAGGTGCCTTTTCTAACTATGTAGAAACGTCTGGAAGTTTATCATCCCTTCAGGAAAAACAAGATATATTAAATGCAACAAGTACCGTAAACACAACTGGAAAATATGTTACTGAATTTTCTCAAACGTCAATTTCAGACGTTAGATCAAATGTATATTATTCAGAATCAATAATAACTGAGTTACTTGCAGAAATAGAAGAAAATTTAAAAAAAGTAAAGATTAATGCATATGCAAATATAGAGCTAGAAAAAGCTCATAAAGCAGTTTGGAAAGATGCTACAAAACATGTAGAGATAGCAAAAAAAATGAATCTTCCTGCGTATATTCCATATGAAGAATATGCGTATGCATCGGAGCACTTATGTAGATCTTGCAGAGATTTAGTAAAAAACTATGATCTCTCTATTAGCCACACAACGTTTGGTCATTTAATAGAGATTAAAAAAATTATTTCATTTATTAGAAATGAAGTAATGATTATAAGAAATATAGTTACACATCATTTAGGGGAGGCTTATAAAGATGAGACAGAAGGTGAAATTGCCAAATATTTATCTGATTGGGCCAAAGCAGCTACGCATTATACGAAACAGTTGGCCAAAGAAATTATTACGCCAGCCGCAACAATACCAGAAGTAGAAATAGAAAAAATATCAAAGACACACGCAGCACAGTTTCAATCCTTTTTTGCCCTTAAAGTAAATTCGTATACAGCTGAAATACAAACTCTTTCAAACCTACTAAAAAGAGACTGTGTTGATATAGCTCAAACATTTTATTCAAATTACTTGCTCCCAGCAATGTCATTTAAATCAAATGTAATAGAACCACTTATTTTTGATTTCACAACAACACAAATATCACAAGAGTGTCCAACACTTGCTGGAGAAATTGTAACTGCAAGCAATTCAGTCACAGGAAATCTTGGTTCTGTAACTACTGACTATTTAGAAAGAAGAATTCAATTCTCAGCGAGAATGGATGCCCTAATACAAAACATAGTTCTAAAAAGAAGATATGTGAACTATATAGTCCAGTTAGAGTCAATTGCGATCCAAAGAGTAAGACTTCTTTCAACCGAAGAAGATGAAAATATAGAAGTATACAAAAATATATTCAATACAATACCAGTTGATTCTGAAAAAAGAAATAGTCTAAGGTCTTCACATTCTCAATTAGACGACTTAGATGAAGATGCGCACCCTCAATATCTCAGAAGAGATGGCGGTACAATAACTGGAAATATTCAGTTAGCGCCAGGAGCCAGTATTGGCGGAATGGATATCGGGACTCATACTCACTCAGGCATTGACGGATCAGCGCCAATTAGCGCAAAAAGTATAGACTATTCTTCGGCTAGAGATGACTACTATGCGTCTGTTGGAGCATTGCCATATTCTAATATTGTTTTAACTAGTTTAGAGCAGAGCGTTGTTATTGGCGGAGGCCTTTATTTTGATGCCACATTCGAAATAGAAATTGATGATGATAAAATGAATTCGTATGAATTTGAAATATTGTATAATGAGATTTAATTATGTCCTGGTTTACTTACATAGATAATTCTACTACTAAATATTCTTCAGTTAGAAGGGAAATAGTTTTTCCTAATTTATCTGAAAATTTAGCCATAAATGATTGGATTCATGTCAATCTTGATGATTTAGATATAAGTAGATTTTATTATTATGAAAATGGTTTAATTAAAAGTTCAATAGATTCAGATTCGTATCTTGTTGTATATGAAGTGAATAATACTTATACACCAACATATAGTTTAATTATTGATGGTAATAGTGAAGATTTTTATAAAAAAAATCTCTGGTTTAAATCAGTTTCTAGTGTATTAGCAGGAAATCAGCCAGCGGGTAAATACTATATTTATTACCACAAAGATAATATTCAATATATACAAAAAGTAGGGAATAACTATCAATCAACAGAGTCTCCAAATGGCTTAAACTACATAGCATCTCAAACAGGTTCAGGTCAAAATTTAATAAATCTATATTCTGTCTCTGTTACAGGAAATTCTGAAAACACTAGAATAGCTGCAATATCATATCTTGGTGATACAGGAATCTGGAATAATCAAAGCACAACTGTAATCGGAGCTAAAGCAATTGGAACATTTTCTGGTCCAAATTTTAAACTCTACGCTAAAAAAGGACCAGACTGCGGAAAAATAAGAGTAAAAATTACTAAAATATCTGCAGTTGGTGATGGGCAAAAAATTGTCAAATCTGGAATAGACATTGATTTATATGCACCTACAAAACAAGATAATCAAAATATCTATTCAATAAATATTGAACAAGAAAATATTTTCTCGATATATGAAGAGATCTATGGTGATTTTTCTTTTGAAATAGAAACTTTAAATGAAAAAAATCAGGCGTCTTCTGGCAATAGGTGCACACTAGAAAAATATGAATTTTCTAAAAATTATGAACTTTCATTTTCTAATGAAGAAATAAAATCAGACATTGCATTTAAGTCAATTGGTGGATTAAAATAATGGCTAAAATTATAAAAAAAATTACTGGATTAAAACCAGGACAAAATTATTTATTTGTTCTTAAAGCAAAAAATACTGAATTATCAGCAGTTGACTCCGCCTATGAATCCATAAGAATACAGACGCCAATAGATCAAAGCATACCTGGATCAATTGAAGATTCTACATTTTTTATATATGGAAATTATAAATCAGTTATGTTTTCCTTTGAGCCAACATCGGACTTAGACGTAAGAGAATATGAATATGAATTGTACGCCGATGCCTTGGGCGCAACACTAATCTCCACAGGAAAAGCCACTTCCAGTGTCTTTACCATTGACGTACCAAATAACTCTGGAGCTGCAACAGATAGTTCTACTCAATCTGATGTAGTTTATTATGGAAGAATCAGAGCCATAGATACATCAGGAAATTCCGGTGGATGGACTCCAAGTTCGGGCTTAAAACAGTC